TTGTTTAAAATTTCCTGTTTGTGCAATAAGTATACCTGTGCTAGTTGTGTTTATCGTTATAGGAACTGGGTAATTAAAATCTGTTCCTCCCGAAAGCCACCAAGGCTTTGATTTATCACGTTGCGCTACACTATTTAACGTATGTTCTATTACAATTCCTTTTGGTTTAATATTACCTTTAGAATCTATTGTAACAAAATTTCCAGTCGCAACACTGTTAATAGATCCTAATAAAAGTTCTGCATCTATGGTTTTTTGCCCAAAACTAGGAGTTTCACTTGCTATTGCACTTATAAATGCAGCATTTCCATAAGGTTCACCGTCGGCGCCTGTGTATGCGTTAAACTTTAAAGTACCTAATTGATCTCCTTGCTGTACTAGCTGAGGATTTTCATGAGTACCTCGAGCTGCGCCAATTTTTATACTAGGTTGATTTTTCTTAAACCCACTAGTAAGTCCTTTTACGAAAAGAGGTGTGTTATTACCATCCGTTTCTATAATGTGTTCTATCATAATTCTCCCCAGACTATTATCATTCCAAAACCATTTAATGCAGAAGGTTGATATTCAACATTTAAATCTAAGCTTAATTTATATAATTGTCCTTGTACTTCTTCTTTAGTAAATGCAGCATGTAAACTATTATAAAAGTCATTTTGAAAATATTCTGATTCGTTACTACTATAATGTTCTACAACTTCACTCGGGTTTATTTCAGGTCTTGCTAAATCAATTACTAATACATTTGTGCCTTTTGTAGAATGATGTTTTAAGGTAATCCAAAAATCCTTAGGATCATGGAAATGATGTAAACTATTTACACATACTATAAGATCATATTTTTTATCAGTAATAAAAGGTAAATGTAAATTGTATAATTGAATACAGTGACCTAAGTCACTTTTTTCTATATTTGTTTTTGCAATATCTAGCATAGGAGCCGAACCATCAATTGCATCAATTTGACAGTATAACATTTCTGCTAAGTCTATTGTGTACTGAGCAGGTCCGCAGCACAAATCCAAAACGTTATTAAATATTTTAGGACTAAAGTATTCGTCTAATAACTTTAAAAATAATTTCCGTGTAGGAGTTTTATCTGCTTCTGCAAATGCTTTTACATTATAATCTTTAAGCATTAATTGGGGTTCTAAACGCCGCTGCATATATTTGCGCCAATCATTATTCGTTGCTCAGTTGATTTATTAGGAAGTGTTTTATGATTTAGCCATCCTGGAAATAATACAATATCACCCGTTTCTGCATTTATTTCGTTTTCAAAAAGCGTGTGATATGTTTCTTTATCGATACTATAAGGTTGATGTTTAAGTAACGTAGATAACGGATTTTCAAATACAAGATTACTGTTGTTTAATTGTTTTTTTATATAAAAACTACAAGTTGTAACCATAGGAGAGTGATTATGTAAATCTATATGGCTATCTATATTGTAAACGTTAAACCACATTTCTTTTATAATAGGAATATATTTTGAATCAAATCCGCAATTTTTCCAATATTCTTTACAACTATCTGTAATAAATTCTACTACATCAGAAAATCTTGGATCGTATTGTAAATCTCTTTTATGAACATAAGAACATATACCATCGCCTCTCATTGATCCTTGATTGTTTTCCAATACCTGATCAAAATTTACTACTTCGGATAGCACATTTTCTATATCTTTTATATTTTTATTGTATTTTGCTTTATATATCTTAGTTGCAAAAATATCAATGTCGATTGACTCGGGCTGTAGGTTCATATAAATATTTATATGACGGAAATATCTCCCTATGTTAGGATTGGCATTCTATGAGCCACGGTCTATTATTCAGTATTACAAGTTTACCAACAGTTAGGAGAATGTTAGGTCCCCATCGTGTTGCTTCTTTCTTGCGAGAGCAAGAATGGGACATTGAAGTTTTAGACTTTGTAGAGCAATTTAGTATTGAAGAAATAAAAGAATATTGTGCTTCGCGAATAACCTCGTTAACAAAATTTTGCGGGTTTAGTGCGTTTTTTGGTGTGTGGGCAGAAACTTATGAGTCTATCACTAAATGGATTAAAAAAACATATCCTAATGTAACAATAATTTGGGGCAGTCATTCTTATCCGTGGTTTGACTCTGAAAGTATTGATTACTATATTGTAGGATACGGAGAAAATGCAATAGTAAAACTTTTATCAAATAGCGAATTGAAATTTGATGAAAGATTTAAAGATAAAAAAATTATTTCTGCATTAGATGTTTACACATCATACCCAATGAAGTCTCTTAATGTTATATATCAAGATAGAGATTTTATAGAATCTTGGGAGTGGTTAAGTATAGAACTTTCTCGTGGGTGTAAATTTAAGTGTAAATTTTGTAATTTTCCTATATTAGGAGTTAGAAGCGATTATAGTAGAGATGCTGATGACTTTGGTGTGCAACTAAAGGATGCTTACGAAAGATTCGGTGTGACTAATTATTATGTTGCTGACGAAACTTTTAATGATAGCACAGATAAGTTAGAAAAATTTGCAAGTGTTGCCGATACACTAAAATTTAAACCTAGAATGCACGGATTTATAAGAGCTGATTTATTAGTAGCACAAAGGCAACAGTGGGAACCTTTAGACAGGTTAGGATTTTACGGTCATTACTACGGAGTTGAAACATTTAATCAAAAATCTGGTAGTAGTATAGGCAAAGGAATGCATCCTGATAAATTAAAAAACGGTTTGCTAGAAGCACAAGAATGGTTTAAATCAAATGACACGTATCGTGGAGTAATAAGTTTAATATGCGGACTGCCGCACGAAAGCATAGACTCATTTAATGCAGGAATAGATTGGTGCTACGATAACTGGAAGGGAGAAAATACAACTATATTTTCTTTGGATATTCCTACTGACGATAAGGATGTAAAATTGTCATACATATCTCTTAATTACGAAAAATTAGGCTATAGAGAAGCAAAAATACCTTATCATAAAAATATAGAACAAAATTTTGGTTACGGACGATCTTTACTAAATTGGGAAAACGATTATATGAATTTAGAAACTGCTGACGAAATTGTTAACACAGCGAATAAGAGAATTTCAGCAGTGAATGGTATAAATATGTGGCAGTTCGGAGATTACGGATTAATTACAAATGATCTAGATAAAATAGCAACATTAAATAAAAGTTCTAACCCTAGTCCAAATAGAGAATTAGAACTATTTTACGAGAGATATAAACGGAATAAAATAAATTTATGAATAAATGTATAATTTTTAGCGTTCATAAAGCTGGGACTCATCGTCCTTTAGGCCCTCATAGAATATCTACATTCCTAAGACAAGAAGGATGGGACGCAGAAGTTGTAGATTACTCTTACTATTTTACGTTAGACGAACTAAAAAGTTTAGTTGAAAATAGAATGGACGAGAACATAAAGTTTTTTGGGTTCGGAGCATGGTTCGGTACGTGGCCAGACGAAATGGTAACATTTACAGTATGGCTTAAAGAGACTTATCCACATATTCCTTTAGTATATGGTAGTATGACTTCTCCTCACACAAGAGAATCACCGATTGACTATTATAGTGTAGGATACGGCGAAGAATCTATATTAGAAATTGTAAAGGACATTTTAGGAAAACCATGTAATTTAAAATTTTCTCCTAGATGGAAAGGCAAAGAAGTTATTGACGCCAATGAAGACTACCCTGCATGGCCTAGAAAAACATATGCAGCATACTACGAAGATAGAGACTTTTTAGAGGAATGGGAATGGCTTACTATAGAATTGTCAAGAGGTTGTAAATTTAAATGTCAATTCTGTAATTTTCCTATTTTAGGTATTAAAGAAGATCATAGCATAAGTGCAGAAAATTTTAGAAAACAAATCGAAGATGCTTATAATAGATTTGGTATTACAAATTATTATATTGCCGACGAAACGATAAATCAAGATAAAGAAATGATGCGAAAGTTTGCAAATGTTGCAAACACCTGGGATTTCAAATTACAAGCACACGGATTTATGAGAGCTGATTTAATGATTGCACAACCCGACACTTGGCAAATGATGATTGATACTGGAATTACTGGTCATCATTATGGAATAGAAACTTTTAACCGAAAGTCGGGTGCATCTATAGGTAAAGGAATGAAAACTGAAAAGTTACAAGAAGGCTTAATAAAAATTAAAGATTATTTTAGGGCTAACAGTATTTATAGAGGTCATATTAGTATGATTATCGGACTGCCATATGAATCTAAAGAAACTTTTTGGAAAGGTGTAGACTGGTTAAAAGAAAATTGGGCAGGTGAATTTTCTGCATTTAACAGACTGGAAATTCCGTTACCTACTGGTGATGCAAAGCCAAGTTTATTTACACGAAGTTGGAAGGATATGGGTTACCGAGATAGAAAGACAAAGTTACAAAGCGGATCTGAACAAAAGAAGTTACTGACTATGGGCGGTGGTATGTTTACTGAAGACTTGTTAGATTGGGAAAATGATTATATGGATATAGAATGGGCTATATGGGCAATGGGAGAATCATACAACGTTTTAGCGCCCACAAACGGTGTAGGTTCTTGGCATTTTAGTGATTATAGTTTACTTTTCAAAAATGATAATAAAGCTATATCTAAAATAATAAAAGCAGATGTGCACCATGATCAAAACGGTGTTATTGATGCATTTTACGAAAGATATAAACAGAAAAAAATAGCCTGGGGAACATAATGGATCATGCACTAATATTTGGTGTACACGACATGATGCCTCATCGATTTTTAGGGCCGCATCGTATTGCACATTACCTTAGGAATAATGGGTGGGATATAGAGGTTATAGACTTTGCTAGTTTTTGGACTCTAGAACAACTAAAAAATCTTATTAAATCAAGAATACACAAAAAAACAAAGTTTATAGGATTTGGATGTTGGTTTGGTAACTGGCCAGATCATATAGACATGTTATCACACTGGATTAAAGACTTTTATCCTAAAATAAAAATTATCTACGGCAGTCATACATATCCTAAATTTAATAATGAGTCAATAGATTATTATACCGTAGGTTATGCAGAAAAAGCAATAATACAATTAGCTAATTACTTTCAGAATAACGGAACTATCAAGTTTGATACAAGATGGGAAAATAAAAAAATTATTCTTGCTAATGACACTTACCCTGCATTTCCAATGAACGAACTAGGCGTTATATACGAACATAGAGATCTTATAGAACCTTGGGAATGGCTTACAATAGAATTTACAAGAGGTTGTAAATTTGCCTGCAAATTTTGCAATTATCCTATATTGGGTGTAAAAGACGATCATTCAACTGCTGCTTCTGATTTTGAATATACTGTTAAAGATGCTTATGATAAATTTGGAGTAACAAATTATTATACAGCAGACGAAACTTTAAATCAAGATAAATCGATGATAGAAAAATATGCAAACGTAGCTGATACACTAAATTTTAAATTAAGAATGCACGGATTTATGCGAGCAGATTTATTAATTGCTAATAAAGATACATGGGATCCATTGTCTCGATTAGGTGTATTTGGGCATATGTATGGCATAGAAACATTTAATAAAAAAACTGGTTCGAGTGTAGGGAAGGGGATGGATCCATCAAAAGTAAAAGACGGCTTACTTGAAATACGAGAATGGTTTGATGCAATAGAACCATATCGAGGCAATATTAATATGGTGTGCGGACTGCCTTTTGAAACTAAAGAAACTTGGGAAAGTGGCATTGAATGGCTTATGAAGAATTGGACATCTAAAGGAGATATAAGTGCTACTTATGCATTAGAAATACCATTAAGTAGCATGGATTCAAAATTAAGTTTTATAAGTAATAACTGGAAAGCATTAGGGTACAGAAAAAGAAACACACCTTCTGAATCTTTACATGCTGTAAGTTCTTTAAAGTATGCTGACGAATTATTAGATTGGGAAAATGATTATATGGATCTTGACTGGGCAGTAAAAAGTTGTAATACAATATATAAACAGTATAAAGTTGAAATGGGCGTTAGTGTTTGGCACTGGGGAGATCACGGATTAATGAATTTAAGTTTTAAAGAGCTTCAAAAAAAACAAAAACATTATAATCAATGGCCCAACAAAGAACTAGAAGATTTTTTACAACGCTATATTAAAAAGAAAATAGAATTATGAGTATATATACAAACTGGGATCCTTTAGAATTATGTATTGTTGGAAATTGTCTAACCGAAGTACCTGACACTTGGGTTATTGATAATAAAGCAAAACCATTATTAGAAAAAATATTAAAAGAAACAAAAGAAGATTTAGATAATTTAGCAAAACTAATTTCATCATTTAACACAAAAGTTTTAAGACCATCACCTAAAATATTTCCACAAAGGTCCAATTTACATAATTTTAATATTTTAAACGCAACTAATCCTATTGTTCCGAGAGATCAATATTTTGCTTACGATAAAACTATATATCAGACATACACCAGCTTACCAGATAGGTATTTCGATGGATTTAATTATTATAGCCTATTTAAAGATTTGTTTAACGAAGGACATAATTGGCTAAGCTTGCCGCCGCCAATTTTAAATAATTTAAATAATAACGAAAAATGGTATTTAGACGGGCAGGACATTTATCACAATCGGTTAAATCAAAGATTATTATGGCATACTGCTACAATGTTTAAAGCAGGCAAAAATATTATTGTAAATAATCAAGGCCCGGGTACTCAGTTAGGTTTAGAATGGATGAAGCGTAATGTTGATGCCGAATTTATATATAATGAAAATACATATGTCGATAGTTGGGGGCATATAGATCACGGATTTTATATGCCTAACGACAACACTGTAATATGCATGGACGAACATTGGGTTCCGCAAAGTCTGCGAAACAAAGAATTAATATTATTAGATGGATTATTTGAAAGATTTGATTATCAAAATTTTATAAAAGAAACCAACAATAAAGTAGATCCGTTTTCTTATAATTGGCTAGAAGATTGGTTTGATCAATGGACAGGTTATTGTCAAGAAGTAGCATTTGAAGCAAATGTTTTAGTAATAGATCCAAATAATATTATATTTGCAACCGAACAGCCAGAAGTATTTGCTAAATTAGGAGAATATAATATTAACTGTCACGTAAGTAAACTACGTCACGGAATGTTTTGGGCAGGCGGAATACATTGTATGACATTGGATATTAAACGTAGTGGCCTAAAGCGTTGCGTAATCTAGTATCTAATTGATTAAAATATTCATCATCTGCAGTTAGTGGAATTACAACACGTAAACCTTTCCATTCGTAGTTCTGTATCCCTACATTTAAACCGTTTTCAAAAAACTTTTTTTGTGCTGACGATACATTACTTACAGGGAAAAATTTTAAGTTATAGTATAATCCATACGAGGTATAACTTTGAACAATGCTGTCTTCTACTAGTTGACTAAACATAAGATTACTTTTTGATTTTAAATACTCATAGTTTTCGAATATATTTTCTTTTTCGATAATATCTAAATATTTTAATGTGCTGTATATACCAGTTAAACTAAAACTATATGTAAACCCGTGACTCCAAAAATCATCCTTTACTGTATTAAAAATTTCTTTAGTCATTAAACACGAACTAAGAGGAAAGTAACCTCCGCTTAAACTTTTCCCCATTACGAATATATCAGGATCTACATTAAATCCTTTTAATTTTCCTAATTTTCCGGCACACATAGCAATATCATCGATAATTAACAAAATATCTTTTGCCTTACATAATAATTTAAGAGATTTCCAAAAATTATCACTGTATGGTGTTACACCTCCGAGCCAGCTACAACTTTCCATAACAACACAACTTATGTCATCTGCGCTCAGTGCATTTTGTAAATTATTAAGCAAAATATTTTCATTATCGTCTCTATATACACTTTCACAAAATTCGTTGCGTCCTAGAGTACGAGTCATAAAACTACCGCCACTTATACTAGAACTGAGATAAGTGCTACCATGATAGCTTTCTGTTACTCCGATAATCTTATTTTTTTGCATATTCCCGTTACACTGATGATATAATGCTGCTAACTTCACTGCGCCTTCAACTGCATCACTCCCTGACAAACTATAAAAACTATAATATCCGCCTGTCATATCGTATAACTTTTGTGAAAGTTCTAACACTGCATCAGTTGTGCTTAGATATTCTCCACTTACAAACGGTATTTCTTTTGAACGGTTGGATACATAATCAATAATATCAGTTCTATCAAATCCTAACATAAAACTACCACAACTACCAAGACTTGTATCTAAGAAGTCTTTTCCATCTTTAATATAACCAAACTTTGTATAGCTTGAAACAATATTATAGTCAGAATTATTGTTATTTTCTGTAAAGGGAAAAAATATTTTTGGGGTCATATATAATATCTCCAATGTATTTAACACTAAATACTGTTGATGAAAAAAAATGTTTATCTATTTCAACCAGAGATTTCTTCAGGAACACGACCCGAACATTACTTACCGTATAGTGTAGGATGTATTTGGGCATATTGTAATCAGTTTGAAGACATACAGAATAATTACGAATTAAAAGATGTAATATGGAAACGTGAACGACAAAAAGACGTATTGGATAGGATAGAAGATCCAGTAGTATGTGCTTTTAGTTGTTATGTATGGAATGAAAATTGGAATCTTACTTGTGCTAAAAGAATTAAAGAACGTTGGCCCGAATGTATCATTGTATTTGGTGGTCCAAGTGTAAACGAAGATTGGACAAAACACGAATATATCGATGTAGCAATGTTTGGTGAGGGAGAAGAAAAATGGGCAGAGTTGCTACATAAAATTTTAAACAACGAAGCTCTAGATAGATACTGGAACAATCCAAGACAAAAAGAAATTGAAGATTATCCTAGTCCATATGTTACTGGATTTTTTGATAAAATAATTGCTGACAATCCTGGCGTGTTTTGGTTTATGATGTTAGAAACAAATAGAGGATGTCCTTACCATTGTACGTTCTGCGGATGGGGTGCATCTTATTTAAATAAATTAAAAACGTTTGCCTTTGAAAGAGTACAAGCAGACATAGAATGGGCAATAACTCATAATATACATTGGATCTTTCCTATCGATGCAAACAGCGGTATATTACGAGAACGTGATGTAGAAATAGCACATCTGATACGTAAAGCAATATTAGATCCAAGAAGTAACATTCGACGTGTAACGTTTAACCATGCAAAAAATCTTAATCCGGCATGTTTTGAAATGGAAAAAATAATTCAAGAATGGACTTATGGATTAGAAGTTGCTATACAAAGTTTAAACGTTGATACACTAAAGGCTGTTAAAAGATTTAATATGGGTCTAAATAATATTGAAAGAACTTATGCCGAATGTAACAAACACGGAATACGGCATTATACTGAACTAGTTCTAGGATTACCCTATGAAACTAAAGATACATACATTAACGGTCTTATGAAACTTTTAGAGTTAGGGCAACATAACAGTGTAAAAACATATCTTGCAACTGTTATACCTAATAGCGAAATGGATGACCCTGCATATCAAGAAAAATACGGTATAAAACTTATACATCCTAAAGACCTATACAGACGTCCTGAAGAAAGGATTTGGGATGAAGAAGATGGTAGTGAAGAAGTAATTGCAATGGTTAGTGCTACTAATACAGCATCTTCACAAGACCTTGCAGATTGTTTAAGTTTTAGTTGGGTATTGACCCAATTTCATTATGCAGGATATAGTCAAATAATTGCACAATATCTTAACAACATTGCCGGTATTTCTTATAGAGAATTTTATGATTTTATGTACGAAGAAATAAAATCAGATGAATGGATCGGAGGTTTGCAAAAAGATGTAGAAGAAATAATGCTTGCATATCTAGTAGACGGAGAAATTCCTCCAGAGAGTAAATGGGGAAATATTGTAGCTCTTACATTACCAGAAAGTTATGGTACTCAGGAGTTCTTTGCTCATAAAGATTATGTAATTAATTTAGTAATTAAGATTGCAAATAAATTAATTCAGTTGCCTAAATGTATAGAAGATTTACAATATGCATTTATGAAGGACGAAAATAAAGAATATCCGTACCTTATAGATAGTACTGTTGATATTGATAGATGGATCGAAAGTGAGTGTACATACGAAGTTAGAGATAGATCAAAAGTAAGCCATCAAACAGATCAAATGTATAAAAAGTTTTTACATAAGACCGATTTGTATAATACTACTAATCCTTATAAACATATAAGTACAAGTGACATTACTAAAGAACAAGAAAAATCATTACAACCAGTAAGTTTAATAGATAGTAAAGTAGAGGAAGGTAGTTTTCATTGACGCAATTCACAGAACAAGCCATTGATCAAATTTTTAAATACATTGGAAACAGAAAAATATTAGATCCTACAGTTTCACTATGTCATCATTGCCATAGTCATATTCCTGCCTATAGAATGGAAGAAGACGGAATGATTTATTTGGTTAAAAATTGTATTGAACACGGAATTCAACAATATATAATAGAAACTAGTGCAGAATTTTATTATGGTTTGAAAAAATCTATGGACGATCCTAGGTTTAATATGTCTGGAGGTTTGTTAATAGAAACAACAGATAGATGTAATTTAGATTGTCCCCATTGCTACCATTTACCTGATAACGATTCTGCAGATGTAAATAGACAAATATTGATAGACACAATTAAAACATTTCCTATAGACAAGCCAGGAGACGGTATACATAGAATCATATTAGCAGGAGCCGAACCTACTTTACGTCCAGACTTTCCACAACTATGTGCAGAAGTAAGTGAAATACACGAATCTCTATACCCAGCAGTAATGACTAATGGTATTCGATTTAATAATACAAGATGGCTTAAAGAATCAAAAGCAGCAGGATTAGTTTCTGTAAACGTAGGATTAAATCATCCTTCATATCATAATCACAAAGTAATTAGAAATAAACAAGAAACTGCAATTAACAATATTTTTGAGCAAGATTTAGATATGGGGTATATCAGTTATACAATGATAGAAATGAATGAATTATCTGATATCTTACAAGAAATTATCGATTCACCGTGGCATCCACATACTTTTAGAGTACGTTTAGGAAGTGAGATAGGTAGAAATGCAACGCAAAATGTTTATAGACTAAGCACATTATATTATGCTGCTAAGGAATGGTGCGAAAAAAACAATAAAAGTTTTGTCGATATAAATCCTGCAGATAACAATATCTATCATATGATGGTAAACATTGAAGGAAAAATAGTAAGGCTAATACAGTGGTGTGACGAAACTAACATAGATATGGAAGAATTACGCACAGGGCCTTGGAATTACTTTGTTCCGCATGACGGTATAACAAATTTCTTACATCAAATAATACGCAGGGATACTGCAACTAACAAAGGTTTAGAACTTCCGGACAAAGTTCCTACTAGATATAATTATAAACCGTATATAGAATACGATAAATCAAAACCTGATTTACTAAAACTGTACTAAACGTAATATAAATATTTTATGATGGAAAAAATAGTCATTTCTGGTTGCAGTGTAACTGCTGGCATAGAACTTTGGGAAGAAGAACATATTCCACAATATTCTAAATTATCAACACCCGAAAATCAAAAAATAAATTTTTCACACAAAAAAGGTAGTGTTGTATTTGACAAATTAAATATGTTTAACACTAAAAATATTAAACATAATGTATCTCGAGAAGAGATTGTTGCATATAACAAAAAGTTTGCATATCCGTCATTATTAAGTAAAAACTTACAAGTACCTGTCGATAACATTGCTGAGCAAGGAATTTCTAATAAAGAAATTGCTCTTCGAACGTTAAAATATTTTCCAAAAAATTATTATACAAATACTATAGCAATCATACAGATGACAACTCACAATCGATTAATGCTAACTTATTCTCAAACCGAAGCTGCAAGTATTGTTTTACAACCTACTCAACCTATTCATTTTTTAACTAGAGCGCAAAATAATATTTTGCAAGAATACTTTTTTGAGTTTTTTAGTGAATCACTGACTATGCAAGAAGACTATATGTCTATACTTTACACAATACATAAATTAAATTTAAAAAATATAATTTGTTATGTGTTGCCAATTTCATCATCTAAACTAAATCAACCACGTGACGAATATCATTATAAAGTTAACGACAATATTACAATAACACATACAGATAATTCTTTTGAGTTAACTCCAGTAGAAAATATGTTATTCGATGATATGAATCAATTTAAACTATTAGAGCAGTCTTTAGAAGAAGTTAGTAATTATTGTTATTTGCCGCATTATCATTTTTCACACAATGCTCATAAATTAATAAGCGAACGCATATCTGAAAGAATAAAATGTTTGCATTTTTAAAATCAATGTATTTAAGAATTAAATACAGAAAGAAAATTAAATCTCTTAAGAAAAGCACAAGATATATTTACAAATAGACTTGTTAAATTTAAAGGAATAAAGGTGTTTAACAATATTGCATACTTACCAATTGACATAGAAGTCAATTTACCTGACGAATCTGAAGTATTAAAACATTTTCACGCAATAGGAGCCATTGCAGATCACATGCCCTGTGCTAGTGGATTATGGCAAACTTATCCTATATTTGGAAGAATGCTAAGAGACGAGTGGAATGACGTAGATATATACCAACATCATAAAAAGCATTCAAGTGTATTAATGGATAGCGTTGGACAATACTATGATAACTTTGATACTAAATTTCCGCAAATTGCTTCCGTTATAGATCAATTGCCGTATAAACAATTAAGTTTAGTAATGGCATTAGAACAAACAAGTGATGTACCAATCCATAAAGATAGAGAAGATTTTGAAATAGTCGACGATGATACAAAATTATTAGACCCAAAGCGCTATAATATATTACTTACAAAACACGAATACAAAAGTTTTTTTCTTTCTGAAACTGATAATGGTGATAGAATTTATCCTAAAATAGATAAAAGTAATCCTGTGTTTTGTTTGTCACACGACAAATACTATCACGGTGCTACAATGGCCGGGCCAGGAAAAGTCATGGTAGCAATCGGCGGAATAATTGATGTGGAAAAACACAATGCGCTATTGGAAAAAAGTTTTAACAAGTTTGAAGATCAATCCATTATTTTTTGACCGATAAGCATAAATCTTTTATACTTTTCAGTTTGCAACTCTGCTTTCCATGTAACATTAATCTTACTCATCTCTACAAAGTCTTCTAAGTCAGTAGCACATCTTATATGCTCATCTAACTCGAAATAGTCGTTACTCTGTAATACTATCATAGCTTGTTCTGGTATGTTACTTAGCCAAGTTTCGTATTGCTGTTGAGTGATATGTTCACAACTTGTGTTGATTACTAAATGTGCATCGTACTTGTAGTTGCACATGTCAGCTGTTACTGCTTTGAATTTGCCTTCCATTTCATAACGCTTATTTACAGTGTTTGCAATTTCTTCGCAAGTAGGATCTATATCAACGCTAGTAATACTTTTAATATCTGGCCGAACATTGAAAAGAATACTTGCTAACACTCCGTTCCACCCTCCGAATATTACTATATCTTTTAAACCTATATACCAATTGTTTAGCTGATCGCTAAGCCAAACTTTACTTCGAACTTGTCCTTTCCAAAAACTTTCAAGTGTGCGATATCTATCTTCGCTGTTACGGATTGCATCCATCCAAAACAAGACATCTTCTATTTCAACTTTCATATTTTTACCTTAGGAATTTTTGAGTCAGCACTGCTTACACAAGTATCAGTGACACATTTAGATGGTGCCTTAAACAGCGTAAAACCGTCTTGTAGTGTGCCTAACGGTTCTTCACTACAACTATAACTCCGCTTTACTTCATTACCTCGTATAACGCATCCTTGATATCCTGCATTACAAGTCCATCCTTTAAACTTATTAAAACCAAAGGCGTTAAACCGCTCGGCTTGATCAACATTATATATGTTGCCTGCATCATCTTGTAATTCTACTTGGTATAAAGGAATTATTTTTTTATATCTGTCTGGGATTCTTTGAGGGAACCCTGTTTGCATCTGTCCAAGTTGGCTTGGTGTATATCCATGTACCACGAAGGAGGCAGTGGGGTCGGATTGAGGTTTGAGAGTGACATTAATACCTCTGGCGGCAAATCGTTCACAGCGTTCGTAAAGCGTGTCGAACATCTCTGGAACCATGACTTGATTGATTGTAACAAATACTTCATTTTCAGCTAATAAGAGACACTTATCTCCAAACTCCTGTTCATTAGCAAACTCAGCGTGGTAACTCGCCGTGATGCTTTTTCTTTGCAGTGTGTCTGTGTTAAGTATCCACTTGTTCCACCATTTCACTCCTGGTGATAGATTTGTGGTCATATGAATACTTTGGTATTCGGGTGCTGTATCCCTACAGTAATGATCTATGATCTCCCCAAAGTATTTATACGCTGTAGGCTCGCCTCCACTGAACGAAAAATGAAAATCTGTAAAACCGTTGTCTCTTGCCTGTGCCTTGATACTATCTAGTGTGTGTAAGTACAATTCTAGATCTTGATGGTCAGGGGTACTAGATCTAGCGTATGGCCAGCAATAACTGCATGAATAATTACAAAATCTAGCCAGTATCCAAGAAACTGTGAAAAGATGGCTCTTTAGGAGTGTCTTCTGTCCAAATTGGGTAATTTTATCCCAGGGTATTGTTTGAAAATTGTTCATGCAACCAATCGAAATCATTTATTCTACGCAAATCTTGCGGTGATTGTGCGTATTTTTCTCCGTATTCTCTTCCCTCTTCGGCGCCACGCTTTGCTTCATCTCTATAAAGCGCATCCGATATCGGATGTAGCCACGCTTCTAATCGTTCTTCAGTTTCATTATTAAGTTGGCCTTGTATAGACTTACTTGATAATTTTGCACATTCTCTAAATGCGCTTTTCCAAGTATTAAACGGATCTGTGTTAAATGCAGTAACGTTGCTTATTTCACTCATTACTCGAAAATTGTCACTAATACTTGTAGTCATATCTGCTTTACTAGTATCCATTTTAATTGTCATACGCCGAGGAAAAAGTTTTACACCACCGTATCCATATTCCAAACCATTTACAGGATTCTTACTGCGCCAAACATGTACATGATCTAACTGATGATCTGGAACTTCATAATCAAAATTAAAGGAATCTAAAATTTGTGCATCACCGTCAACAATCCAAAACATTTTAGTAAAACATTTCTTTGCAGCGGCAATATGTGCTTGATGTATTCCTTTTACTCCGTCAACAGGCTTAGTCATAGGAAATCGTTCTTTTAGTGCAGCATAATTTTCAGCAGCATTCGGTTCTTTATAACTTATAAAAACAATGTCATACATCAAATATCCAGTCAGCTTTATCGTCTACCCATACATCATAATGAGGTTTTTGCATCCACAAGTTGTGATATTTAACTCCCCACGAAAACAATTGTTCTTTAGTTAACGCTGTCCAGTCTATACCTGAATTAGCTCCTCGAGCTGTCCAATATACTATTATATGTCCGTCCATATATAGTTCGTTAATTTTAGTTATATGTTCATAGTTAGGTTTTGAGTTATGGTAATCACTATTTTCAGTATAGCATATTGTTCCGTCAATGTCAACTACATATTTCATTTTTGACTATCCCCTTTGCCAACTCTATAATTATCTTCAACACTATCGGGTGTACTAACTTCTACTAGTGTGCCTGCTTCTAAACAAATTATTTGATGCGGTAGTAATGGAGGATTATGCCAAGAGTCTCCTACACGTAATTCATGTACCTCTATATCAGCTGTTTTAGTATCAATTATACGGACTTCAAAATGTCCTGATAGCACATGCCAAGTTTCGTCTTTTTCTCTATGAAAGTGCATACTGAATTTTGCACCCGTATTAAAATTTAACAATTTACCGCAATATAAGTCGTTAGTAGCAAATATTAATTCACTACCCCAACCCTTTTCTACATGTCCTTTTAGTCTCTGCATATTTCTTCCAATCTCGGGGCATATACGCCTCTATGTTGTACAGAAATTTGGCTAGACTTTATTGCAAATTCTATTGCCGTTTCTTTATTATCAGTTAACATATAATATGTAACAAATGCTGCAAAGAAACTATCTCCTGCGCCAGTTACATCGGCTATTTCTATTGGTTCTACATGATGAGTAGATGTTGTTTTACCATTTTCTATAACAAGCACATCTTTATCAGCTCGAGTTACAACTAAACTTTCTGCTTCCGATGTAGCATCATTATATTCATGTTCATTTATTTTTACTATGCAATTTCTAAATCTTGCAAGATCAGGTTTCTTAGTATCAATAAATATCGGAACAGTTGCATTATTAGTTATTTCTTCTATTAAATCATAAGGAACTAACCCTTTGTCATAATCTGGTATTACTATACAATCATATACACCAGCATACGACAACTTTACTTCTTGACTCTTAACCTTTTCATCAACTCTATAAACTTGCCTATAGGATCCTTTTTCAATATACCTATGCTTATTTTCTACAACATAAGTTTGCAAATTAATATTTTTTACGCCCAGCGCTTTAAAGTTTTCTGCAACATTATAACTCATGCCGTATGCACTTTCAGTATACATAAGATCAAAAATAGGCACAGGTGCTTCTTGGCTTATACGAGTTACTTTGCCGTAATGATTTAGATCACAACAACCGTCACCTATTATTAATATATTCAATGATCTTTGTTGAAGAATATCTTGCATCTCTTTCAAAGAAAAACAATTCTTTTGCATATTCGCTTCCTATAACTCTTTTATTTACATAGTCTGATCCAACTATCATTAAATCTGGACCATATTCTTTTACAGTAGTCGTAAGCTCGTCGTCTGTTCCAAACAAACTAACTTCGTCAATAAATTTAATACATTCTAGCATACGCCTACGTATATCTTGATTGTTGATAGGTCTATCAAAACCTTTATTTGCTTTTATTCGTTCGTCAGTATCTATTGCTACTTTTAAATAGTCGCCTTGAGATTTTGCATATTCAAATAACGCCATGTGTCCTGGGTGCAATATATCAAAAGTTCCGTTTACAAATATCTTCACGATAAAATCCATATTTTTTTGTTAGTAAAGACCAGCTACTTGATTGATCTGCCATGGAGTTATTAAGTATTGTTGATGTCTTTTTATATAAATCAACACTCTTATCTCCATAAAATTGTCCAAAGTGTTTTTCAAAATATTTAAAATGTACTGTCGGAGACGGGTGGCCATCCGTTTCGCCTGTAATAAACGTTCTAGTCGAAGGCTCATTTGTTGTTATCCAAAAATCGTCAATACTTTCTTTAATATCTAAAAATGATTGTAATTTATTAAATTGTTCTAATCTACCTTTGTGAGTATTAAATTTATTATTATCAAAGTAAATTGCAGGATATATTTTATACGGTACTTTGCATACATCTAAAAATATTTTTATAGTTTCTATTGCACTAACACTACGCCATAATGCAAATGACCAGTTATCTATTAAGTTAGCATAACATTTACTAGACTCTGGATGATTAGTACTAGGATTAGGAAATATATCTCCAGTTCTCGTTAGTTTGAAGTTATTTTTAGATTCTTCTATTAAAGATTCTCTCCCTATACCTGTCACTCCAATAATTATATAATCATCTTTAGTAAAATTAAATTTTTTGTGTGCTAGGATTACTTCTTTCTGTATTAAAGAATTTGAATTTCCGCCTTGGCCGCAATTATAGTACTCGTCAAAGTTTACTCCAACGAAATCAGCAACAGTGGGCCAATTCCATCCGGTATAACTGCATCCAAAAGCAAAACAACGTTTCATTAGTAAAGATTAGGGTATTCTAACATTAGATGCATACCGCCCTTCTCGTATGCGTTTTTGTATACATCAAATATCTGTTCGCTAGATGTAAATTCATAAAATGTTGTGTTTGGACACAACGACTTAAATTGTTCAAAATAATTACCCTTATGTTGATGTCCGGGATCTAATGGCTCATCGGCGCCCTTGCCTACTCTAATAATAACTGTAGCTGTGCTTCCTGTCATTAGTTCATACTTATCTATATGATTAACAAGTTGATTTGTTGCACTTATTAAGAAGTCCCATCTAGGATAAATGGTAACTACTTTCATTCCGGTCATTGCCATACCTAAACTTATCCCCATTTGAACTTCTTCCATTACTGGGGTTTCTATCATTTTATCTTTGCTGACATTATCGAGCGTAGCACTCATTGGGTTACCAGGAAAAACAATTTGTTGTCCAATAAACTTTGTATCATCTTTATTGCCTAAAAAGGTCATTGCCTTTGTTAGTTCTTCTTTATAACTCATTTTGATAAATTCCTTGTTGTATGTCAATATGTAGTAACGGCGAAAACGACGGTAAATTAGTAAACGGTTGTAACAAATTTCTGTCTTCTATGGTTTTAATAATGTTTTCAGCCATTACATGATGGCACAACATCGATGGATGATCATCTAAGGGCGGTTGACTAAAATAGTCATAATCAGATCGTATTGTTAATTCTTGGTTACCAGGTTGATTTTCGTCCATCATGTCTGCCATGCTCTGGTATTCTGTTCCTTTATAAGTCAGTGTCATTAACCGTTCATTCATCCAAGGATTATTTCTAATCCATTCTAAATTTTCATTTGGCCATGATAGTAACAGTGTAGGTATACCCTTATCTTCACAAGTGCGTAAAAAATGTTCTATAGGTCTTAGACTATAATCAATATACCATTTTACATAATCATCAGGTGTTTTAATATCATGTATCTTCATAAAACGTTTTAATTTAGGAATATCATTGTACAATTCATTAAAAGCAATACCTGGTCCTTCAAAAGCAATACAATCTCTATGAGGTTGAGTAAGTTGCATTACTACTAAACCAATATCTTCTAAAGGAATATCTGTCCTTCCATGTCCATCCACAAAATTAGTATTACTAAAAAAACAGGTATTCCACCACTTTAAAATACTCTGATGACTGCCGCCATTAACTCTATCTACTATTTCTGATGTATTAAAATAATTTGCAACTAGTCTTGGGAATCTCATTCTTGCAGCATGTTCAATTTGAGTATGATTTACTAATTTATGATCGTAAGTGTTCCATGGTTGTTCAAGTATACTCGGAAGTCCTGTGTAATAATAAAGACCTTGTCCCCAGGTAAAACTACATCCTGCAAATAAAATGGATTTATTTATTTTTTCGTTTTTTAGTTTTATCACTTTGTTCTCCTTTTGGCCAACTTATTTCCCAGTCATCAAATTCAGCAGCAAGGCAATCAACTTTATAATCCTTACGTCCACCAATTACTTCTTGTATAATATTTTTTGATGTATTACGAATTCCATTTAATCCGTGAGTAAGTTCAAGATTTCCTTCTTTAAGACCTCGTCGAAAATTAGATTCATTTTGCCAAATATGTAAATTCATTTGGGCGCAAACTATTATTGCTCTAATTGTTTCTGCTGTAAGCACTGCATCAGACTCATCTAATATAAGCTGTACATCATGCACAATATCGTCTATCTCTTGTGCATACTCGTTTTTATACTCTGGAATAAAAACTTCTTTTAATTGTACAATAGACAATCTGTCGATTAGTTCGCTCAATGTTTGTAAATATCTTCTCTGTTTCATAAGTTTGTAAAAGTCCTATTGTTGTGTGTAATAACTAATTGATATGCTTGTATTAGCTGTTGTATTCCATAATCAAGATTGTATATTGGTTTCCATCCTAAACTTTCAACCTTATCGTTACTTACGATATAATTGCGTTTGTCAAAGTCTTGCTTAAACTCGTTTTGATTAATTACTAAGTCAGGTATGTATTCCTTAATCTTTTCTGCAAGTTCAAGTTTACTAAGATTAGCAGTAGATAATCCTACATTGTATGCTTGACCTCTTGCTGTATCATAGTTATCTATCATAAACTCAAATACTCTTGCTATATCTTGGACATGAATATAATTTCTTTTAAAGTGCGCTTCAAACAAAACTAAGTATCCGTCTACCACTGATTTATATACAAAGTCATTAACAAGCAAATCTTGACGCATCCTTGGGCTTACTCCAAAAACTGTTGCTAATCTTAAAGCAATCCCGCCTTTATCTAATACAGCATCCTCAGCATCACATTTTGTTTTTGCATATAGCGATAGTGGCTTAAACGGACTTTCTTCGGTTATAATTTCATCACTCGATCCGTATTGACTATTTGTATTCGGGATAATTAATCGTTGATTACTGCTAAGTACTTCTTGAATATCTACAAGTTGGGTATAATTTACCTCTACAGTTAGTGTAGGATTTGCTTCACAAGCAGGCATTCCTACAATAGCAGCAAGGGGAATAATTGCATCATGTTGTTGTACTAAAGTTTGTAATAGTTCTTTGTTTCTAACATCGCCTTTAACAAATTTAAAGCCTTTGTGCTTAAATAAATGCAGTATGCTTAGTTGTTTATAAAGTAAATTATCAAGTACTGTTACTTCGTATCCTTTATTCAACAAATACTCTGCTGCTGTAGACCCCAAATATCCTGCGCCGCCTGTTATTAATACTTTTAACATTTATTGTCCTAACAATCTTCTTTTTAATTTTTTTGATCTAGTGTTCTTAAGCTGATCTACAGCTACACTACCAAACCTCGTTGATAAAAATCTTTCGTACTCTGGTAACCCGTTATAATGATCCCATGCATAATCTCTAAACTTTAAAACTTCTGCTGCTGACAAATATTCTGTAGGTAAATTCTGTGTTTCATATGAATGTTGAGAATAACCTACATAATCTGTCGGTAGTTCTATACTATTTTCTTTTGCTTGTCTATATAATGGTGATCCAGGATACGCCATTGCACAATAAAAGCTAGCCATTTCGGTTAAGTTTTCTTTAGCAAATTGTAATGTATTTTCCATGCTTTCATGTGTGTCGCCCGGCAAGCCAAATATGTAATTACCAGCAACGTTTATATCATGGGACTGAATGTTTTTAATTAAATCTGTAACATTAACATCAGCAAAGCCCTCTTTATGAATTTTTTTACGAGCTTCTACATCAGGATTTTCAATTCCTAAAGCTAACCATTTTACCCCAGCACGCCGCAGTGTCTCAAGATGTTGAGGTCTGCAAGTATCGACTCTAGCATATGCCCATATATTGAAGTCATAACCTCTTTCTATAATCAATTCACAAATTCTATTAAAGTGCCTAGGGTTTAACACAAATAGTTCATCAGCAAATTTTATATTTTTTACACCACGAATCGCTAATTCATCAAGTTGACTAATTGTAAACTCCGGAGACCAATATCTAAAACCGTTCATTTCTGAACTATCTAGTTGATTATTATCGGACCTATTAATAACATTAATCATGCAAAAGGAACACTTATAAGGACATCCTAAACTAGTATAGATTGCAGCAAAGGGTTCTTTAATAGAATTATTTGACCAACTATGCCAACCAGCTGTCCTATAACCCGATGTAGGATCTAGTTTATTCCAATTTATTCCTGGTAAAAAAGTTTCTAAGTCGCTTTTAGGAATCGGCATTGATGCAGGGTTATGGTAAATTTCTCCATCTTGTCGATAAGCAATTCCATTAACGTATGGCAGAGCTGACTCAACACTATCAGCTTTTCCTAGATCGTGTAATGCTCGAACGCCTTCATTAGTAAAAACTACATCGATAAAATTATGTGCAGAAATTGTTTCAATCGGTAATGCACTTACATGACCGCCTACAAATCCTATCTTAATATTAGGATCTATATCTCTTAATAATTCAGCAACTTCTATTGCTCCGGTCATATTTTGCGAAGAAGCACTTGGTTGTGCTCCATAAACAACAAAAACTGCCATTTCACATTTAGAGTCTTGTATCCTTGCCGCTGATTGTTCTGCAGTCAATCCTAAGACTTCGCAATCTAATATTTCTGTTCCTATACCTGCTGTTGATAAACTATTTTCTAAGAGTCCTGCCCAAATAGGTGTCTCCATAGCACTATCGGATGATGCTAAAGACTGAAATACTCTTTTTGCAGAATTTGCATGAATAAGCAAAAATTTCATTACCGATATAGATCCTCAATTTTTTCAAATAATTCTATATAAGGATTAGTATCTATAAAAGTTTTAAGATGCTCTTGATTATATAAAAGTATATCCTTACAATTATAATACAGATCATGCATTGTGTCAAGAGGCATATTACCTAATCTTACAATTTCTTTCATCATTAATTGAACACGCTTCTTTTTATTGTCTTCTCTAGTGTATGCTTCGTCAATGTACGGTTCAAAAGTTTTAAAACCTAATTCATGCAATAATTGTATTGCACCGATATTTCCGTAGTGTATAAACGGATGTAAATTTACAAATGGTCTAAATGTTTTTTCAGAATTAAAAGGATAATCGTTATTGATAAAATCTGTTTCAGATACAATACTCACATAACTATCAGTATACCACTGCTTGTTAGTTTGGTTTGACGGAAATCCTGTTTTATCATTAAAATGATTAGTGTCAAGTTCTATTGGAATCATTGCATTAGCTTTATCGATTATATCCTTAGGCATATCAGCACCGTAATGTTCATAAAGCCAATTTTGTACAATATCTGTTTCTTCCTGCATAGGTGAAATAAAACTTGCTAAACTTTTTTCTAATAAGCCTGTACGTACTAATTCGTACAATAGATAATATCTATGCTTTCGATTTGCCCTGTTTAAAGTTAAGAAATGTTTACTACGTTTAGATCCATCTAGATCTGCCTCTCTTACTATATCAGCAGTATAATTTAGACTACCGACAAACGGAAAGTTCATCATTTCTTTTGCACTTTCGTGTGCAAAGAACGTTGAACTTTCAATAACATGCATCTCTGTATTTTTTTGAATATTGCCAGCAACCATAATTAAGTTTTTTAAATCCATTCCGTAAGATCTAAAATAGTCTTCTATCTCTCGTATACCATCTAACATAATTGGATCATGAGTAAGATTAATTATAATTTTAACTTTTCCTGATAGAATTAAATTGCGCATCTTAGTTGACAATGTATCCATAAGAGAGTAATGAATATTAGTATTTTTTGTATAACTGCCCTTCCATAAAACTTCAAAATGCAAGATTTCTAAAGGAAATAAGTAAGTTTCGTTGTCGTTAATATCTACTTCATCTGGGCTTACTTGTTTTAATAGTCCTGGTTTAATTGTATATCGATGAAAGTTGTCGTGCCATCTAAAAGATACACCAACAGTCTCTTCTACTCTTTTCCTAATTTCTTCTTCATTAAAAAGATTAGAAATTTCATATAAACAGGACTGATGTAACCCATTAGGTAATGCAATTCCATTTACCCATTTATCAAAAACAACTTTCATTTAGAAAACTACCCATTTACCAGTACCGTAATGAGGATATTTAGATTTATAGTTGTAATGTATAACATCATCAGGTAAATCTCTTGTTTTATTCCAAGTTGCTACAGTTGGAGTTCTTGTACTAACTTCGTTATCTTCTACTACAAAATATAATGGTAGATCAAAATTACGTGCGTACTTATGAACTTCATAAAATAACCCAGTTTCAAAACACATATCTCCTATAAAACACCAAACTTTATCATCAGTTCCTTTATCTTTGATAGATTTAGCAACACCTAATGCTATTGAAAGAGGTCCACCGACTATTGCACTACTATAGAATCTTTCATCAATGCTACATACTGTAATAGATTTACCATCGAGTATTTCTTGTTCTATCCAGTTAGGACTTAGACCTTTTAACAAAGCATGATAATGACTACGCCATGTAGAAAATACCCAGTCACTTGTTTTAATTCTTTTAAATATTTCTATCAACGGATCTTCATTACCATTACTTAAATGTACTGGTCCTCTAATTCTAGCACCTTCCCAGTGGTCAATTATCTTATCTTCAAATTCAATAAGCATTTCAGGAGTATACCCTGAATCTCGAACTATCGGATATTGTTCTATGTTTTTAATCATTATCTATCTCTTTCTTGCAATATTGGATTATTTGTAGGCCATTCCATATGAAACTTTGCATAATTAATTACTCCCTGTGCAGTTTCATTAACATATTCCCCTGCATAAAACAAATTATAATGAAATATACAATCAGTAAGTGCATAATGTCCATTTGCAAATCCCGGCGGAATAAGAACTTGATGTCTTGTCTTTTCTGAAATTATATATTGTTCCCACTTTCCGTACGTAGGACTATTTTTTCTTATATCCAATACAACTAAATAAATTTCTCCTACTAATGCTTGCACTAACTTATATGTTTCAAAGTCATAGTGCAATCCACGTAAAACATTTTTGTAAGATTTACTAAATCTAGAATGTATTGCACATCCTTCTGGTATTAAATCATTTACCGGATGATATTGATTATGATATGTAGTAAAAATTTCACCTCTATATTCTCTAAATACCGAAGGCGAATATATCGGAACTTCTTTATCAAACGTGTTTAGGTAAGATACATTCCATTCATTCCATTTTTGATCTTTATAGCTCATTTGTTTTTGCTTTCAAAAAATTTACAAAGTCTTTAGTTAAAGGTTCTGACTCGTGAATCTTTATTAAGTGCTCTCTATTGTGTTCTAAAATATCTTGCATTTCCCAGTACCATGTATATATTTCATCTTCGGACATTTCGCATAGTCGTTTGACTTCTGCAACTATCATTTTTAAACGCTTATGTGCAACTTTTTCATTATCATACGACTCGTCTATCCAAGGACTAAAAGTTTTAAATCCTAAATCTCTTAGATGCTGTAATGCGCCTTTGAAAGAAAAGAAAAAGAAAGGATGATAGTTTCCTATCGGTTTAAAAACTTTTTCAGTTAATGATTTATGATCTCCATGATAGTATGTTTCTGTGCATATATAAAAATAACTATTTCTATAAGGTTCTCTTGTTCGATCAGTCCATGCACTTACAGTATTCATAGTAGTATCAGGCTCGTCAGCAAGTTTTTTCGGGAATAAATTAATCAATGATTCTGTTTCGACATCGTAATCTAAACTCCATTCAATCTTAACATGTTTTAACATTGCATCATTTAGCGAGGTTTTTTCAGATAGATAACTCCAATCACCTTGATCTAAAATTTGTTCAGAATATAACGAATAAAGAAGTGCTTGTCGATGATTTCTGGGACTTTTTATTTTCATTAAAAATCTAAAAGGACGTTTTCTACTTTTTTCTAACTCAGAATTCCATCGACCAGTGTTCGAGTAATATTTACTACTATTCCACATAACAAACGGCCAATCACGCACTTGAATCTTTCTTTCGTGAGGTTCAAACCATTCATCATATATTTTATGACCATTGTGTGTATTAAATACTAAAATAATTTGACTCGGTGGAATATAAGATGATTCTAAACATTTATGTAAATTTTCATATTCGTGCTTTTCGATAAAATTTTCCTGAGCTAAATCTAAAATTATAGTACATTTTTTGTTTCGGGCATCTTCTAGTGCTTCTTGAGACATGTACTTCCAAAAATAATTACCATTAAGTTTTGAGAATTGCTTAACTCCATGTGCTGCAAACTGATCTAGATGCGGACTTATTTTAACAACATAAAAATAATGGTTACATTTTTGTTTTCCTTCTAACAACGAAGTATGTTTTATATAAGTAACTTCTTCTAATGCATTTAAATTTGTTACTGTCCAACTGTTAGGCCAGTCCCCTAATTGATTGTTAAACATCTGTCTACTAATATTAGATTCGCTAGGATCAGTATAAGCATTAAATCCATTGCTTGTATTATGCTGAGAATGCATATAATTCAGTATAGCATGATTACTTTCTAAAGCATTAGGTAAAAAATATCCTGGAAAAACATAGTCATACAAAAAGTATATCATATAGTAGCTTTCCATTTACGATATTCTTCTTCCATTTCAGGAAATGTTTTAAGAAAATTAGTTCCTCGTCGTCTATCGTGCTCATCAACAAATCTAATTAAATTTTTTCTATGATTAATTACATGAGGTTTTGTTTCATGCTCTTCATCAATGTATGTTGTTATTTCATATATACGTCTAAACTTTTCAGCTTCCCAATTAAAGAATTTCCTATTCGCTGATTCGTACCAGCCATTGTTTTCTATATTATCGTATACTAAAGAAACTTGATCGTATATATAGCTTCTAAATTTTGCAGGCATAATATCAACTGCTTGATATCCCGGATGTCTCAAATAAGGAACAT